GTAAGTCTTGCGTGAGCGCTCGAACGAGCGCAAGACAGCGAGGAAATTCAGAACTTCATCGTCGTCGACATTTAAAACGGGCATATGGATGGACGCTAGAAACATATGAAGCAGAACTAGCCAAGCAACATGGATTGTGTGCTTTATGTGGTAAGCCACCTCTTCTTGGTGAAGTGCTTCGAGTAGACCACAATCATGAAACTGGAGAACCTCGTGAACTCATTCACCAACACTGCAATTCTCTCCTCGGTTTTGCCCGAGAAGATACTGCGATTTTGTTGGCAGCAATCGCATATATCTTGCGGCATCGCAAAGGTTTTTGACTGATCTTTCCATAAGTAGAAGAGCCTCCTTGAGCAAGATGCCTTCCAAAATCCCAACCTGGGATTAAGAGGGTAACTATACGATTCTGCCGCCCGGCGTAATGAGCACCACACTAGCAGGTTTTCCCCAAATTGCTTATGATCGAACCGCGATCATGGAGTGGCAATTTAATACTCCGTTTTTAGAGGAATTGTGCGACTTCCGCCCTCTGCCCCGACGTTCGGGCCGGACGCTCCAGTTCTACGGACAAACTCCGTTTGCTGCCGCGACCTATGACCTGTCCGAAGGCATTCCGGGTCCGTCGCTCCAACTGAACCAAGTGTTCAGCGATGCTTTCGCCGACGAATTCGGCGATTGGATCGGCATCTCGAACGTCGCCCAGCAAATGTTCCTCGCGGACATCACGCTGGATGCTAGCCGCAACCTGTCCTATCGCGGCGCGCTAACGGCGAACCTGATCGCGGTCAACGGCTTCGAAGCTGCCGCAGTTGCGCAGCCAACGGCCCGCATTGATCTGCTCGACAACGAGTTCATGCTGTCCAACACGATCCGCAAGTCCGAGTCCCAGTTGATGGGCAACGCGGTCCCAGGACGTGACGGCGGAATGTATACCTCGGCCATGCACCCTTACGTTGTGTACGACTTCATGTCGGACAACTCTGCGGGCTCGGCTGTCGACACACTCAAGCGATCTGAAGCTGGCGCTGCCGTTCTCAAGACGGACATGACGCGCGGCTACTCGGTTCTCGAATGGGCGGGTGTTCGCATCATCCGCACCCAGACGGTTCCGACGTACTCCAACTATCCTTCGGTCGGCAAGACCGGTTACGCGACCTATATCGTTGGCCGCGAAGCCATGCTGGCCTCCGAGTTGCTGGGCAACAAGGTTCCACGAAATCCCAGCTTCAAAGTGAACGTCAAGACTTTCGGCGATAACGACATCGATCTCTCGAACCCGATGCTCCAGACTCGCGCGATTGTTTCTTATGACTGGTTCCTCGGTGTTGTAGCAAGGCCTAATACAAATAACACCCCTGGGTTCCGAAGAATCCGCGGAGAGGTAAGCGCCGTATAATCAGTAAGTTACGGCGTTTTGCAAAGAATTAAAGTTTTCGCTTGACTTTCGATTAGGTGTTATAGCAAAATGGGTCTAGGAGGCGATCATGCCATTCAAAGACCCAAATAGCGAAGCAGCCAAAGCGAGTGCAAGTCGGAGACAAAAGAAGTATCGCGAAGAACATCCTGACAAAGTGGCGTCCTGGCCCAGTCAGACGCGAGAAGCTAAGCACGACAGGTATTATCAGTGCGTGCATAACATCACTCTCGCGGAGTTCGAAGCGCAGATCGTTAAGCAAGGTGGTATGTGCCCTATCGGAAATCATCCGTTCGGGCCGCGTGGCAAGGGACGAAACTCGCCATGCCAAGACCATAACCATGAGACGAATGAAAATCGCATGGTTCTCTGCAGGGAACACAATGTCGGCCTCGGTCAGTTTCACGATTCGATTGCCGAACTTGAATCAGCGATTTTGTACTTGAAATCTTTCAAGAAGGAAAAGGAAAACGACAATGTCCAACGCCTCAACGATTCGCAGACAGGTAGCCGGAACTCAGCAACTAACTCTGGCCCCGATCTCGGGAACAGTGGTCACCACGACCGAGACTGTCTTCCAACTGAATAACAACGCTTTGACTCTGACCGGCGGGGGCTACATTCCTCTGTCTGCTGGCGTCACCGGCTTGTATCAGGGCACAGGCCAAGTTCTGTGGATTCACATCGCAGGGCAGATGACCGCCACTTCGGCCAATGTCGCCACCTTGATCATCACGCTGTACCAAGTGCCTGCCTCTTTCTTGCCCGTGCCATCTACCGACACTTCAGCCCAGGTTATTACCGGGTCGAACAAAATCGCTACCGGCGCAACAGGAACTCTCGGCTCTGGCGCGACCGCTGGCAGCTTTTCTCTCGACGCGTATGTCCAATTGGACGCGCAGGGCAATCTAGAAGGCTGGTTTCAATCACAAACGTTCAACTCCACGACCGGCGCGAAGACCGCCACAACCGTTGTGACTGGACTCGTCGGCGAACAGGACCTGAACTTCTTCGCAACCGCGACTCAGGGCGTTGCTGAAACCGGCAACATTGTGACTCTCGACGAGTTCTCTTTGAACTACGTCTAAAAATCGGCTCGATACAAATTCGGGCGCAAGCCCAACAACCGCCCGTCGCCTTGTAAACGACGGGCGTTTCTATTTCAGGAGGAATTATGTCAGGACTAATAGTAACAGCGCACGATAAATTCGCACCGAACGTCGGCAGCGGCGTCGATAATACAAAAGGGACTGTCGTGACTGCGAACGGCACCAGCGGCACTCCCGCGAACATTCTAAAAATGGTTGAAAAAGTAATCAGTGCAGGTCATTCTGCACATGGGCTCTCGCACTAATTTCATAGGAGGAAACACCATGCCTTGTATTGGAAACGTACCAACAATCGTTGCAAGCGGCACCATTCAGTGGACGGGAGCGTCTCATGCATCGACAACTATTTTTACTCCATCGGTCGCAGGGACCTATCGAGTTTCGCTATATCTTAGCCCAGAACCTCATAGCTCCTATCCTGCAGGATCGCCGACTGAAATTTTACAACTGACTTGGACAGATTCAAACTCAGGACATATCGCATCCGCCAATCAATCTGGTGGCAGTAACGCACCCACCGATACTCCATACACGATTTTAAGCCTGTTGCTGCAGTCCGCCACGAGTGCAATTCAATTCTCGGCGTCGAGTGGGGCGGCAGTAGTGACCTACGATTTATATTACGTCGTCGAGCAACTTTCCTAGGAGGCAACATCATGGCTGCAATTACACCGAATGTCGGCGTCGGAACAGCATCGCTCGGATCGCCCTTAATAACGCCTGGATTTCCTATGGCGGCGGTCCAAAAATCTAGTCCGTTGGCAGAAATGGGGCCACCGGCAGCGGCGGAACTCCCTATTCCCTCGGCAACTGTGCGCCGAGATCAATCATTGACTCAAGCGGGAGAGATTGCTAGCGGCGTCAACTGGTAAAAGCTGGATTTCGCTTGACGGCTTCCCGATCCTCGTGGTATGCTGTTAGTGGATGCCTGCGTGACGGATGGCACTCTAGTTGCGAGTTTTTACTCTCGTCCAGCTGCTACAGGCATCCGCCGAATTAAAGAAAACGGCGCTAAATTTTAATATGCGCTGTAGTATTAAAAGAAACGAGCAAAATGTTCACCATGGACCCAAGTCGCGAACTCGTTGGTTGGCTTATTCGCCACGGTGAACTTCCCAGAATGGATATTTGGGATTCCTGGGGCCCGTACGGCTTGTCGGAAGAAGGAATAAAGCAGGCCGAATCCGCCGCACGGTGGATATCCTATGAACGGGTTGGCCGAGTCATCGCCTCCGATCTCCCTCGCACGATTCAAACCGCGCAGTACCTAATGGACTCGGGCTGCGTCTCTTGCCCGTTCATGGGCACCGACCCGAACTTGCGTGCCCGCAAAGTTGGGCACTTCGAGGGCAAAACCAAAACTCCCGAGCGCGTCGCCGAATATAAAAAGTACGCGGACGACCCGACCCTTGTGATCCCCGACGGCGAATCGGGAGACCAGTTTAGAGACCGCGTGCAAGTGGCATATCAGTATCTCGCTACTCCGTACAATTGCTTGCCGACCGCGCTGTTCCTTCATAATTCTGTGATAAAATGTTTGATGGGCATCACCGACATCAAAGAAGCCTGTTCACCAGGCGGGGTGGTGGCGGTATATCTTGACGAAAAAGGCGAGATGAGTTTCGAAGTGAAATTGGGACAGATAGACATGGAGCCAGGGATTTCGTGACGACTTAAAAGTTGACTTTTCTCTCCATAAGTGGGAGAATAAATCATGTTTGTTTATGTGATCGTCAACTCGGAAACCCTGAAGATTTATATCGGGCAGCACAAGGGTTTGAACCTGCGACAGTATTTGCAGCAGAAATGGTATGAGGCGCATAAATATTTGAGTCACCGATCTCGTCTCTACGCATCGATGCGCAAGCACCCTCGGGAATCGTGGAGCATTCATCCGTTGCAGGCCGAGTTGCAAACAAGGGCCGAGTGCGATGATTGGGAGAAGCATTACATTAAAGTTTTGAAAACGCAGCACCCCGATGTGGGATATAATATCTGCCGAGGCGGCGAAGGATTTACCGGCGAATTTTCTGAAGAATCGAAACAGAAGATGAGCGTGGGTCATAAGAAATCGTGGCAGGACGGCAGTCAAAAACGAGAAGAACAGAGAAAAAACTGCAGTCGTGCCGGTAAAATAAACGGGCTTAAAGCCAAAGAGGCTGGTACGGGGATTCACGCTTTTACCCAAGAACAACGCCAAGAAGTCGGACGGGCGGCGGGTAAAATAAGCGGAGAGGCAAATGGTATCAGGGCAGTAGAAACCGGGCATATTTATCGCATCAGTCAATTACCGCAAGCGAAAGAAGCGCAGCGCCGAGTCGGGTTAGCGCATGTCGCCAGCGGACAATTGGACCGAATCCGAAAATTACCGCAGGCCACGGCGGCCAGAAAAAGAAAAGCCGCCGAAAATCAGGCGAACAAAATAGGACTTTTCGCTCTAACGCACGACGAACGCAGCGTGTTTGGGAAACAGGGCGCAGTAGTCGGGCAACATCGTCGCTGGCATATCGCGCGCAATCTGACGAATTCGAACTGCCCTCTTTGCATACAAAACGCAGAGAAAGTGAGCTAATATGGCAACACCAACATCACCTTTCATGGATCATGCCGCGCCAGTACTCAATGCCGATCCGACCCTGAACGATCAGCAACGCAGCGATTTGTGGGATGCTTTCCACTCCAAAAATTCCGACGAGTTGGTCCAGCACCTGACCCCTCTCGCGATCCCTGACGATACCAAGCACAAGCTGTTCCAAGCAAAACAACTGGCCTCGCCCCCCGCCAAAATTGAACCTGTGGACAAGGTTACCGCAGCCCTGAATAAGATGGCCGCCCTTCCGCCCGATGTTTTGGAAAAGGCAGAAAGCCACCCCCAGGTGATGAAGGCCTTTACGACTGCCGCTGTGACCCCCGAGAAAGAGCCTGTAGCCGCCCCTAGCGAGCCTGCAGTCGCTCCGAAGGGTAAGAAGACACCCGAAGCCGAAGAAGCGCCCCAGGTGCCTACAGACGTGCCAGCAACGCCATCTCAGCACGCTCTTATCCATGCCAGTAACGGGGCCCATTACCACGTTCCGGTGGATCGCCTCGACAAAGCCAAAGAAATAGACCCCAACCTGACTGTCCTCCACGTGGAGCCATAATCGTGGCGGACGAAAAGCCCATTTCCGCCGCGCCTTCGATAGCGGGTATGACGCCAACTCAGCAGACTATTAGTCTGACCGAGGGCCCTGGCGCAATGCACCCCCCCGCCCCGACGAATCCTGCCTATGGCATGCAGGACATGACGAAGGTTCCGCTAAACCCTTTCACTAATCAGTACGAACCTGAGCAGCCAGCGACCACCACGAAACCTACAGGTCTACCTCCTGCGGTGGGCGGACCCAACGCATCCAAACCGAAGAAGAGCGCGGCAGGCAGGATGCTGGATGCCCTGACTGCTCCGGGGATGCTGCTGGACCCAGCAAGTTCGGACACAGGCGCATCCCGCAGCGAACTCGCTACGGAAAAAGATTTGCCTGGGGTTAAGGCGGCGCGGCTCCTGCATGAACGCGGCCTTTTTGATGTCGGAACCGCAACCGGAGCCGAAGATGCAACATCAAGAGGATTATCCAAATTTGCGACAGGCATGATTCGGCCCGAATCTCTATTGCTCCTGACTGGCGGGGGGGTCTTTGAGGGCATTCCACAAGTCGCGCGTGCAGGTATGAGTGCTGTTTTCGGCGCGCAGATGGCGCATCAACTGGTGAATCAGTCGCCCGAATTTGTGCGAGCAGTGAAACAGCAAGACTGGGACAAAGCTGTTGAAATCGGTAGCGAAATGATTCCGACCGCTGCGATGACATTTCAATCAGGGCTCCATGCATTTAACGAAGCGGGCGGGGCAGTTCATGAAGCGGGCGCGAAAGCCCGCGAGAACATGGCCGTGCGCAAAGAAGCCAACCTCGCCGATGCGCGTTCAGGCAAGGTCATCACCATAGAACCCCAGAAAGCGCTCCCCGAAGCGACCAAGCAACTCCCAGCAGCCCCCGATCCTGACGCATTCGCCGAAGCTGGTGGCAAACTGGTAGTCCCGACTCCGAAAGAGACGGCACCTAAATCCGAAACCACCACATCGACTGAACCCGCAGGTATTAAACCTGGAGACGTAGTCACCGTCAATCAAAGCCCCGTTTATTCGGGTTTCGATGCAAAAAAACCAGTTCAAAATATGCGCGTTGTGCATGTTCAGGGCGGAGACTATTATCTTAAACCTATCGGTACTCCTGAGGAAATCGAGGGACAACGCGGCATTGTTGTTCTACAACATGAATTAGGCCCGAAGGTAACACCCGAAGCAGCCCCAATAAAAATTTCGACCGACACCAACGGCGTTAAGTGGGCGGAGAACGCAGACGGTATCCGTGTCTCCGTGCCGCAGCGCATCCCCGAAGCACAGGTCCAAGAATATGCTGCGCAGCAGATCGACGCGCAAGCGAAGATGCAGGCCGCTATCAAGGCGAAAACCGCCCCTGCCGCTGAGTGGCAACCTCCAGCCAATCTCGCCAAAGGTATCTCAAAAGATGCGGCGGTCGATACACAGATTCCCATTCAGAATATTTCCGTGAGTCCGCAGGCATATTCGAGGGCGTCTTCAGATATCGCCAAAGGACGTGGCAGCAAAACATCAGAGCCTGTTCAAATTTTCTACAATCCAGATAATGGTCAGTATCTTGTTGAAGATGGCATGCACCGCGTCGTCGAAGCCCATCAGCGGGGAGAAACTCACATCCCGGCCAAACTTTGGTCGGGATATTCAGACACCATCGCTAACGTGCGCGGGGAGAAAATGGATTTGTCTCCCGAAGAACCTGAAACGGACCCCATCGAATCTCTTATCATGTCCGACAAGATCGGCGGCAAGAAAGTAAAGGGCGTCATTCCAAAAGACGTATCAAATAAAGCGATCCCTAAAAAAAATCAAGGTTCTGATTCCGAAGTTCTCGCGGGGGGAGGCTGGCTTTTACCAAATGGGCAGAATTATGTTCATACAGAAGATAAGTTAGACCATTCAGATACTGCTCGTAAATTGGGCTTTAGCGGAACAGAGGAAGCACTAAAACGAGGGGCGGTGCGCATTACAATTGATAATAGCCGAAAGCATACGCCGACCACGACTTTAGAGGTATTTGAAATTACCGATGCCAATAAAACCCGCCTATTAGATGTTCTATCCGTTGCACCACAAGAAGACCCAGTAGTTCTTGGATACGGGGTAAAAAGAGAAAAAGAATTTGATGGACCAGAAGAAGCGATTGATTGGGTGGATCGACAAATCCCCAGAAATTTGGTTGAACCAGAACCCAGAGATAAAAAATTTGCAGAAGCTGGCGGGAAGCTTGTAAGCAAAGCGCCCACAGCAGTGCCGCTATATTCCAAAGAAGGCGCGCAAAAGTTAGCAGACCATATCGGCGCGCAGGTAGTGGGGTCGGTAGCGGAAACAGGGGCATCCACACATGATTTGGACCTCGCTGTGGATAACTACGATCAGCCGAAAATTGAAGCAGCAATGAAGGTTAAAGGATTCGAACCGGTCGGAAGTTCTGTGGTGTCTCCTGCTGAAGCAAAAAAGTCAGGCAAAAATTTCGGCAACCTAACAGACTGGCATCGAGCACATCATTTTGAAAGTGTTTCTGAACCGCGTCAAAAAGTCGATATTTGGCATAATGAACCAGACATCGAAGACTCTGACATCGTCTCTCCCGAACTTCAGACCCCACACAAAGAAACATACAGGATGGAGGTCACTAATCAAGACGGCATGAGCCACAAAGTAGACGTTGATGCGCACTCCCCTAAACAGGCTTTGGCGGCTATTCAAAAGCAGTTTCCGTCCGCATCAGAGTGGCGTCTCGACACGATGCCCGAAAACGTCGCGCATTCCGCCGAATATTCCGTGCCGACAGGCAAGATTCAAAAGATGAAATATTCTGCAGGTCGTCCAGAGGTTCACACCATCATCCATGAATTAGGCCATGCATTAGTTGGGCAAGCGGAAGGTTTGGCGCAGGAGGGAATATTAAGTTCAAGTCATCCTCGAATGCCTAAAGATGCTCGCGCGGGCGTGTTGTGGCCATCACGAGAGATATTTACTCCAGGCACTCGTCAAGTTATTCCAACTCAAGTGGCCCCGGTGGTGCGAAGTTTGATGGGGGGTATTGCGGCGGACGAAGCATTTAATGATCTTCCGCGCGCGGCCAACAATAATTTACTTATTCGCGCTGGCGGCGACGGCGCTCGTGCATATCAAATTCTACGTGCAGCAGACATGGATCATACCGCCGCGATGGAATTTATGCATAAAGCCATAGACTACGGGAAAGAGTATTTGCTGCGCCCCGAAGTATCGAGCGTTTTGCAGGAGAATGCGGGAGTTCGTGAACTCGGACTCTCTCGACAGTATCATGCCAGTCCCGAAAGACTGCAAGCTATGCATCAAGAAATACAAAGGAGAATCGCAAATGCCAAAGAGCAATCAGCAGGTACCGGAAAGCTTGACAACGGAACAACTGGGGGACGAGGTTCTGAAGTCGGTCCAACAGATGTCGCCCGAGGAGAAGGCGGAAGTTCGCAAGGCCCTATGGGCAAGTCTGCCGAAACTAAAGAAGGGATAGTCGACGAAGATAAAATCAAACCCTCCGAAAAAGACTTCCAGCGCGCAGTTGAAGACTATAGAGAACGACAGGACCAAGTCGCAAACAATATTATAGAAGAGTACGGCAAATCTATCGGCAAAGATGGTTACCGCCAGCGGTGGAGTTTAGTTCCTGCAGGAAGGCTAACGAAAATCTGGAACGATTACGCTAAACTCGGTTTTGTGCGAGATGAAAAAGGAATTGATAACATCGCCGACACCGTTTTAGAAAACATCCATAAAATTCAAGTCAATAACGTGCTAACAGGGCACTCCGAAGAATCCATAGAAGATTTTACTGATCGTATTTTGGGAGAAAAACATGACGCGGACTACTATTCCGAACTGAGTCCGTCATTTTTCGACGATGAAAAAGGTAACTGGCGACTTACGGATTTTGCTGCCAACAAACTAGCCGATGGGGCGATCACGCTAATGCGTGCCAAAACCCCGGAAGAAAAACTTCAGGCAATTGACCATATTCTAAACATCGTCCATCAACGTAGCGATCTCTCTAGCTGGTTTGTAGAGGGCGGTCAAAAAACCTTGAACGCAATCGCCGGAAGACCCTCAGATGATGTCGTCTCCGAAGAGAAAGATAACAAAACCCCGCCAGATGCTGTAGGACTACATCCTGACGATCTGCCGTCCCGTGCCAAGTATCAAGACGTTCGCTGGAACGCGCAGGACCTACAAGACGCAGATAAAAAAGTTGACGAAAGAACGATTCGTCGAGACTACGCGAACAACAGAAAAGATGTTTCAATCTATCAATCCTATATCCCTATGGAAGACTTGCCAAGTCCGGCTTTCCCGCAGGGAGATACTCCTGAGGATGAAGAAGGAGAAAACTTTGACCGTCCCGATTATTCTCATCCTCGCTCGCCAGTTCCTATTAAAGTGTCCGTGCATCCCGACGGAAAAATGGAAATATTAGATGGTAACCATCGCGCTCAAGTTTGGGGAGAACAAGATCAACAATATGCCCCCGCGTGGGTGGTCGATTATCGCCATCCCGATATCGAGAACTTGTCCGAAGACGAGAAAGCTGAGCGCGCGGAAGAGGAGGTCGAAGCCGCGCAATTACCGCAAAACGGACAGCCATTTCGCGCGTATCATGGCACTACCGCTAGCACAAACTTCAATGAATTCTCTACTGAAGGCCGCACAACAGATGAAAAAACAGGTGAACCGACCACATCAGGCAGTGGCCCTGATCCCACATCTTATTTGGGTGCGCACTTCAGCGCCGAACCAGAAACCGCCAATAAGTTTGCTACTCGCCAGACATCTTGGATGAAATCGAGATATGAAGCCGGAGAGGGCGAAGAAGGCGCGGCAGGCCCTAGAGTAATTCCTGTCGATTTGAAATTCAAAAAGATAATGAATTTTGGTCCCGAAAGCAATATGCGGGGTATACTCTATTCCGGTAATCTGACTGATGCAGGATATGCTGGAGAAGAACTCCTGAACGCCGCGATGCGTGCGGATGATATCGATGACGAAGAGATTCAAGATAACGGCCCCGCCGCCGAAAAATGGCTAAAACAATACAACTCTGACCTGAGTTTTCGACAGCAACAGAATCGCTGGTTGTTTGAAACCTATCGCCCCGAAGAAGGAGAAGATGAATTACTGCATGATGGGGCCGCCGAATTAGCCACCCAGGCTCGACATCTGTTGACAGATGCAGGATATGACGGGGCATCATATAAAAACGAGGTCGAAGGCGGGCTAAGTTACGTCGCTTTCAGCCCAAAAACAATTACTTCACCATTCAAAGCAGAGACTCCCAAAGTTGTTCACGGAAACTCTGAGGAATTCGCAGCCGCCGTACAGAACACTGCTGGCGCAAAAATTAATGGCAAAGAATTAACTGTTCGCGCAGAGCGATATCAAAAACCCGAACAAGCGGGATCACCGTCTGTACGTACTGGAGTGTTTTATTCGCCCGAGCCGAAGTCCCCCTACTCCAAATACTACAAGTCAGGCAAAATGGGGTACGGCGGTACGCAACGGATCGAAGGTGATATCACTTTCAAAAATCCCATCGTTGCGAAGGGTGCCTCCGGCGGCAAGGTTCCGCAACGAGCGTACGATGCAATACAAGGAAAAGGCGCTTATGATGCGATGCGCAACGATGTCTTACAACATATCTCTTTTGGGTCGGCAAGAGAACATCTGTCGTCAACGGGAGAATTTCTAGAAAATGTTACCGATATATTGAAAAAATACGGAGCGGACCCCGACAATGCCGACTACATCATTCAACATAGTAAATTTGGAAACACTTTGGCTTACGCGATTCAGGAGAATATAGTCGCGCACGCTTTGCGCGCAGCCGGATATGATGGAATCGTAGGATACAACAAAATTAAAGGTCAACATCGCTTGTCTGAAGTGTTTCACATCACACAAGATACATACCCTGAGGGGGAATAATGAAGAGCAAACGCACTGTACTAGGGTTGCAGGGGCTAGTGTCTGGCTATGCTTTGATTCACCACGACGAGCAAGAATCAGACACCAACGAGACCGCCAAGTCTGAGCCAAACAAGCACCTACCGGATATCAAATCGCCAGCTAAAAAATAACTAGACATATGTTCGTCATCGCGGTATATTGGCTTCTTGGAGGCCATCGACATGACAAAAACATTGAACTTTGACCTAGACTTTACTGCCGACGGAAAAATCAAACCTGTCTCGGCTTGGGGTCGACAATTTCTCAGCGCGATTGGCGGACAGACGACCCGCCAAATTTATCAGACCGCCTGCGATTTGGGGATGCATATTCGATTTGCTGATACTGCCGTCCGTGGTCGCATCGCGAGCATTTGCGTAAAAGATGGCAAATAGATGCAGTACGTGGGCGGGAAATTCAGAATCGCAAAAGCGCTGGCAACATATTTAGAGTCTGTTCGTGATGGACGACCGTTCATAGAACCTTTTTGTGGGGGCGCGAACATTATTGCCGCGGTGTCCGGCACACGCACGGCGTCTGATTTGTGTGAAGATGTTGTGCTTTTATGGTCCGCTGTCGCGAACGGTTGGGAACCTCCGACACATGTATCTGAGTCTGAATATTTATCGATTAAAAATTCTCCGCCTTCCGCGCTTCGAGGATTTGTCGGTTTTGGCTGCTCTTTCGGAGGTAAGTTTTTTGGTGGATATGCAAGATCAGGTAATAGAAATTATGCAATGAACGCCCATAACGCCATAATAAAGAAAGCAAAAAGTTTACAGGGAGTGTCTTTCCTGCACCGAAATTATTCGGAGTGCGCCCCAGAAAATAGTTTGGTGTATTGTGATCCGCCCTATGCCAACACAACGCAAGGATATTCTTCAACTCATTTTGATTCTTCGCTGTTTTGGAACATCATGAGACAGTGGGCGGGTAAAAATAACATCGTTTTAGTTTCTGAGTACTTCGCGCCGTCTTTCGCTCGCGAGGTTTGGCGCACGGAAACAAAAACCGATATGCACTGTGTAGGCGGAAAAGCTTCGCGAACCGAACGATTATTTTTGGTTGAGAAGTAGGAGTCATGCAAAAATGGCAAAAACGAAGAAGATCGCAACTCCTGAAGCGAAAGATCGCGCTAAAGACAAGCGACTCCAGTCCAAATACGGGATCACTCTCGCCCGACAAAACGAACTCCGAGCCGAACAAAATAATCGATGCAAAATCTGCCGAGTAGAGTTCACCTCGGAGAACCCACCATGTACCGACCACTTTCACTACCAAATCACCGCGCGCAAACTCGGACCAAAAAACTGGCAGGTAACAGGATGTTGTGAGACGATTCAATCTGCGATCTCTTCTGCTTGTCATCCTACTAAGGTTGCGGCGGTCACGGCAATGAAAAAATCAATGGCCCCTCGGGCAGTGCGCGGGCTACTTTGTCGCAAGTGCAATAGGGGTCTTGGCTACATCGAACGCTTCTTCAATGCCGCTCGCCGCCCTGAAAATTTGGTCCCCGTGCTCGAATATTTTCGTTCACGGGTCTCGAAAACACTTGACAAGAACCCTCCCGATTTGATATCCTCTTGCGTATGAGCACAACGCCTGTACCTACTCCGTTTGCATCAATCGAACGCGACATCGTCTGGATTCGCAGCCATATTCTGGTCGTTCTACTCGCCGTCGCCCTGATCGCCGGTAGCATCATCGGCGGCATTTCCTTGTTCGAGTCGCTGGTCGAGCGCCACGATGCCAGAGTCGCCGCCGCGCAGCAAGCCAAGGAAGGCGTGGACACCGCTACGACCGCCGCTCTCGTTGCGCAACTGGCTCAGGACCATACCGCCAATGTAGCCCGAGACGCCGCCCAGACCGCACTGATTCAGACCCTTGTGCAGCAGATGGCCCAGCAGCGAGCACAAACGGCCAAGCAGATTGTGACTGATGGCACCCTCGATGCCAAGAGCGCAGCCGCGCGCCTAGTTCAGCAGACAAAGTCTAGCTTGGCAGACATAACGGTCAGTAACGATACCGTAAGTATGACGTTGCCGCTCACTCGAATAGTAGTCGCCGATCTGGATGAACTGCCGCAGGCCCAGGCGGATGTTAGCAATCTCCAAGCCCAGCTATCCGCGCAGCAGATTCTGACTTCCGATGCAAAAGTAGAAGCCTCCGACGCACAGAAAGTCATCGCGGCAGATCGCATAGAACTCGTGGCCACCATCAAAGCAGACAACTCAGCGTGCCAAGACAGAATCGACAAGCAGGTCGACAAGGACCGCAAGCGCGGTATCTGGGCGTCCCTAGCCAGCTTCATCGGCGGTGTCGTCGTTAGGAGCGTACTCTAACATCATGAGAAAAAATGCGCGCAAGCCGAAACCGCATGAGACCCTTTCATATGCTCTGTCTCACACAAAAATTTTGACGTTGAGTGTCGCGGTTAAACTGGGCAGTATCGCTGTTCATGCCGACGAATTAATTTCTCAAGACGGTCGAGAATTGGATCGACAAGTGCTCCGACAATTACTGGATGACCCTGAAGTTAGCTCATGGATCAAATCTATGGGATGTCTGTTGCCGGTCAAGAGGTGCAAATGACTCGCGACGAATTGCTGAAAGTTCTTACACGCTACGAAGGCGCGATCCAAGAAGTGAACGATGATCAGTCGGAAGCATCGATGCTGGAAATGGACGCTGCTCGTGAAGCCTTGATGGATGTTTTGTTAGAAGCAAAAACAAATCTCAGCGAGTAACCGGAGACTACATGCCTCTGCCTGCAGGTTTCAAAGTGAACGGAGTCGGATAGTATAAACTTGAGCACGAGCTAAAAGTTTAACTAGTCATGAAAGGAATTTATGCTTTCCAATTTTGTTGAGCCTGCCGTAATTGAGACGAAAACCGAATTAAAAAATATTATCCCCAACCCATGGCGCGACGTAGAAAACTTTGAATATAGCTCCGCGAAACTACAAGCGCTGGCGCAAAGCTACGAGAGAACGGGGTTTTATGGTGTTTTTGTTGTTCGACAAAACGCAGATGGATGGTATGAATTATTGGGTCAGCACCATCGCCATCGCGCCGCCGTTCTTTTTTATGGATCGAGCTACTCAGTTTCAATTCAGGTTCGCGAATTATCCGACGAAGAGATGCTAAGCGCGCTAGTGGACTCGGATGACCATATTTATGCCTCGACGCCATCCAGCGTGCTTGGAACTATAACGCGCATGATTGAGCGCGGAGAACAAAAAGGGTATAACTCCACCGCCATTATTGCCGAAATAGGCAACACTTTTGGTTGGAGAAAACCAGCCACAAAAACGCGTAGTACCGGCAGCAAAGCGGATATTTTTTATCGGATTGCCG